ACATCCATTCTTCCATTTTGTTCTTGAATTGTCCTGTGGCTAAGAGCAAGTTTACCTCTTGCTCTATGTTGGTTGCTATATTGTCCTCACATTTGTTTGTTACATTAGAGTAATCCTCTAAGGTAGGTGCGTAAGTTGTTAATTTATAATTCTTTTTGTCCATTTTTTTTATCCTTGAAAGTTATTGTTAACGTCAATTTGTGCGTCCAGATCTTCAATACTGAATAGTGGTGCAGGCATAGATTGGGTTGGTAGTGGTCTGAATGCTTTTATTTCCAGATAAAAGGCGAAAATGAATGCCTTTTCGCTAGGGACTGCCATTATATCTTTCCTTGGTTCACATTCTAGAAACTCAGTTGAAAGTAGTGGTGCAGTTGCAAATAGTCTTCCAACGTGCCAGTGGTTAAGGTTTCCGTTAAGTGATCCGAAGAATCTGTTTGTTCTGTATCTTAGTTCATCCCAGCGTCCTTGATAGCCGAATACGGTCTTGCCTAATGCTCCATCTGTGTCAGTTGTTTCATCTTCTAAGTAAAGTTCTCTTCTTAATATTTCTTGGTCTGATAAAAGTGCAAATTCTGGGAAGTAGAAGTCAAATGTGCTTCTTTTTACCCATTGTCTTTGAATTCCTTGGCTGTATGATCCTTGTGGATAGATTACGGCTAAGGTCATGATTATGCCGTGTTCTTTTACGCTATAGTTTCCAATTCTTCCACCGCCTACAGCGTCTAAGTTGCTTGTTCTGTGACCTTGAGGTTTTAACGTTTGATCTATGTTAGCTTGTATTTCAGTCCCGAATATTTGATCTTCAGTTTTTCCGATATATTCAGGTCTGTCTAATCTGTCATCGTTAGGTGATGTTCCGTAATGAGTTTTTAGAAAGTCTACATATCTTGAGCCTGCTCTAGCTGATCTTTCTAACCAGTATTGAAGCTGGAAGGCCAATCTTAGTTGTGCTATGTCAGTGCTTGTAAAGGGTCCTACAGTGTAGTTGTTTTTAAATGTGTTTGCCGCTGATTGGTCTGTATCTGTTACTGACCAGTTAGGGTTATTCCATGCTAGTGTTGCAAGGTAATTGTTAGTTGCTATCACTTGGCTTCCTGGTGATCCCGTTCCTGCTCCGGTTCTGAATGATGCTGTGACTCCCATTGATCCGGCAACAGGGAGAGCAGGTGCAGTTCCTCTTTGTCGCCAAGGTCTAGCCGTAGTAAAATAGTCTCTTTCCCAGTTTCTTTTTAGGACTAAGTCGTTATCAAGATTTACTTCGTCCTGGATGTTAACGTCTCTAAACCATTCGTTATAAATGGTGTTATATGCTTGTCTTGGATAGTCTATAGGGCAGTTGTCTACGTGAGGTTTGATATCTGCGGGAAATCCCATTGCCACCCATAAGTTATTAGAGTCTTGCGTGTATCCGCCTGTGGGAGGTTCCCAGATTGGGAGTGTTCCTACATAGTTTCCATCTTTTCCTCTGGTAATAAATTTTTCCCAGTTTTCATCTAGTATTCTGTAAGGAACGAAGAAACTGAATGTTCTAAGTTTTATTCCTTCAAGCACTGGGGCTACTAGAGGATGTGATTTTATTACGTGTTTTTCGTTTAAAATGAAATTGTCTCCAGGGATAACGTCTTCCATTGCTATGGGGTAGAGGTAGCCCATGTCTCCGTCGAATTTTACTGTATGACTAAGGTCGAATTTTGAAAGTGATAGCCTAGTATTTTCAGGCTTTGGAGTTAGTGGATTAAATTCGTATTGATTGTTCATTTTTAGTTTTCCTTGTATAATTTAGCGTTTTTAAGTAGTTCTTTGATTTCGTCTTGGTATTCTGTTTCAGTCTGACATAGATTGTATTTTTTTACGTAGTAATTGTAATTATACATTTCATAGTTTCCGTTATCAAATGACTCATCTTTGCTATCTTCTACAATGATTTTTAAATTTTCTTTATTCGGATAGCTAGATATAAAGATCATTGAATATTTATCAGGATTGTCGATAATGATGTGTCCTGTCATTACAGGTCTTTTTAATACAACGTCCCAAATTGTTATTCTAGATATATTGTTTGATTTGATGTATTCATCAAATTCTTTTGTGATTGTTTCTAACGTTTTTACCATTTTTTGCTCCTAATATATACCTCGCACGTTAGTATAATTTTTTCAACTATTTTTTTTGCATAATAGGGAATAAATCTTCAATTGTTGGGGGTCTAGCCTTATAACACAGGCGTTCGGCTAGTATTTCAAGATCTATATCCCTTACTTTTGTTAGGTTTTTTTCTGATCGGGCATAATTATTATCAAGGATTTCCTTTAATGCCCTGAGAATTTCGGGTTTTGTATGATATTTTTTAGATCTAATTTGTTCTGAATCTAGTTTTTGTTGCAGTTTTTGAATTGTATCTCGGTTGGTTGCTTCGCCTTCCTTTCCGAGGATTTCAAATATGTCTGATGTTTTGCAGTTTCTTGCTTTTGCTTTTAATCTTATATCGTGAATATGTTGCTCGTATGATTTATTGCGAAGTTTTATAGCTGCTTTTTCATCTACCTTTTCTAGTAGTTTTCTTGCGTAGCGATGTATAGGGGTTTTTTTTCCCTGTCTATTTATGGTTCCGTCTTCTTTAAATTCGTCAATTTTTGATATATAGAAGTCTTTTGCAATTCCTTGAGAGAATTGAAGTATTGAAGGATAGAGATCGTTTTTTAAATATCCTTTTTTGGTAAATTTGTTTATTAATTTTTTAGCTACGTATCCTGTTACATAAGATGCGGCGGCTCCGTTATACGCTAGTCTTACGTCTACAGTTCCATAATGCCATAAGCTTTGGATGTAGTCGTTAGTGTTGTCTTGTATTTTATATACATTTCGATTGTAATTATTAATGAATTTATGATAACAGTAGTTTATGTCTGCCCCCATGAGTAGGAGATGCCAGTGGGGGCGATCGTTTAAGTCTCCATACTCTCCACTGTAAACATAGTTAAGTGAGTTATGGATTTTGTTATCTTTTTTTAATTTTTTTTTAAGTCTATCTAAGAATTTTTGTATGTCTTTACGCCGAAGTTCTTGAGGAACATTATCGTCATTATATGTTAGTGTAATTAAGTATGATGTATATCTAAGATCTTTTTTTTTTTGAAATTCTAGATGATCTTTTATTCGTCGTTTCCAAGCGTTTGCACGACGTTTTACGCAGTTGGGACAGCTTCCACAGGGAACAGCCCACTGGCGGGATTGTTTATCTTTTACAAAGATTGGGTATCTGCATTGAGCAGGTAGCCCTGCGTTTCGCTCCTCTTCTTTGCTAGCGAATTCGCAGGGTTTCCATTTGCGTGATTCTAGTGCGTCTTGGATTGATATCACTAGAGTCTAATAGGTTTTCCGTTTCTTTTAACTCTTGTTTTGTGAGATTTCATCATTGTCCTCCTAGCAGGTTAATCACTGCTTTTATTATTTGTCCAACAGGTAGATTTTCGTAACCTGTTATTGTTAGTGCCGCGGATATAATTCCAAGAATTATTCCTTTTTTGTTTGTTAACCATTGTTTAGCGACCAATGTTTTATCTGGTTCATCTGTGTTTGTTAGTTTTTTAGTCATTTTTTTTGCTCCTTTTAAATGATTACCATTTTCCTTGCGCACCGCGTTGCTTATTTTTATCGTAGTCGTCGTAAGTTTTTTTACCTAGTTCTCCAACTACTTTAGCTCCCATTATACCACCTAAGTATTCGTTAGGAACGATTTTATGTAAGGCTTGATAGATTACTGCATTGCTTAAATCACCATTTGCAATTTTTTCCATTGCATTTGCTTGAACAAGGTCTTTTTGTTCTACTCCCATGTCTTTTAGGTTTTTTAACAGTTGTTTAGCTCGTTCAGTTGCTACAGCTGTATTAGCATTATTTAATTTAATATTTTTGATGTCTGCACCTAATTTTTCCATTTCCATCTGGACATAGTTTGCAACAAATTCTTGTTTGGTTTCTGACATATCAGCGTTAAATTTTAGTGTCTTGTTGATGTAAGCTTTTTGTTGAGCATCTTCCATTTCGGTTTTATATTGTATGCCTGTTTTGATTGCTTCGCTTAGTCCTTTCCATCCTGCTAACTGACTAGTAGATGATAGTTGAGGAATATGTGGTTGATAGCTAAGCGAACCTTGTGGGTTGTTAGGTGCAATAACTGGTTGAGATGTTACACCAGAAGCCGCTGATCCAGCGGCGAGGATAGGTGATAATCCAGCTTTTTTTAAGTCATTTACTCTAATCTGTGCGGCATTTTCTGCCATGTATTTTTGATCTGCATAGACACGATTGCGAAATTGCATTTCCTCATTGTGTTGTTGAAGTGTTAGATTTTGTTGATTTTGGCGGTTTATAAATTCTCCGCCGAATTGCATGTTAGCGGCTGATTGTCCTTGTTGTGCTAATCCATAATTTAAGTGTCCGAGTTGGTTAGCTGAGTATGCTGAGCCTAGTTGTGAGACTGCTCCGCCGAGTGCGGCAAGTCCTGCCGCTCCTCCTATTGCTCCGAGTATTGGTAACATTATTCTACTCCTCCGCCTGTTTTAACTTTTTCTTCCTCTGCTCGTTTTGCTAAGATTTGGTCAACGGTGTTTTTTTCTTTTAAGAGTTTGACTGTTTCTTGTGCTTTAAGTTTTGATTCTTGCAATCTTTTTACTCCTTGCTTATATGCGTCGATTTGATCCGCAAAGTCTGAGTTTATTCTTATTCTATGATCAGTGTCAGGATTTGTTAGGCTTCTAACGCTTGCGTCGAACATCCATTCTTCCATTTTGTTCTTGAATTGTCCTGTGGCTAAGAGCAAGTTTACCTCTTGCTCTATGTTGGTTGCTATATTGTCCTCACATTTGTTTGTTACATTAGAGTAATCCTCTAA